AGCGTATGCTGTTTAACTTAGGTCTTTCTGGATCGGCTTTTAAGAAGGTTTACTACGATCCCTCTTTGGGACGACAGACCTCTATATATATACCTGCTGAGGATGTAATTATCCCTTACGGCTCTAGTGGAGCTAGAACGGCAGAGCGTGTAACTCATGTGATGCGCAAGACTAAGAATGATGTCAGGAAATTACAGGCGGCTGGATTTTACAGAGATGTAGATTTGGGCGAGCCGGTGGCTATTCATACGGATGTGGAGAAGAAGAAGGCCGAAGAGCAGGGTTACTCTTTAACTGACGATGACCGGTATCAGATCTATGAAGTACAGATAGATTATGAGATGCCCGGATATGAAGATGAGGATGAGATAGCTCTACCATATATTGTTTCTATTGATGTAGGAACTGGTAAGGTTTTATCTATCTATCGTAATTACGAAGAAGATGATGTTATTAGGTTGAAGAGACAGCACATGGTTCAGTATGACTATGTGCCGGGGTTTGGTGCTTATGGTTTTGGCTACATCCATTTGATTGGTGGATATGCACGGGCTGGCACTTCTTTGATTCGTCAGTTGATTGATGCGGGTACTTTGAGTAACTTGCCCGGCGGATTAAAGTCTAGAGGACTTAGGGTTAAGGGTGACGACACTCCTATTTCGCCCGGAGAGTTTAGAGATGTTGACGTACCGAGTGGGTCGATTAAAGACAACATCATGGCCTTACCTTATAAGGAGCCTAGCCAAGTATTGGCTTTATTGCTTGAGAAGATAACTGAAGAGGGCAGACGACTGGGATCTATTGCTGACATGAAGGTCAGTGATATGAGTGCAAATGCTCCTGTGGGAACAACGCTGGCTATTCTTGAGCGACAGTTAAAAACTATGTCTGCTGTGCAGGCGCGGGTTCACTTTTCGATGAAGCAGGAATTTAAGATCCTGAAGAACATTATTCGTGACTATACGCCTACAGAGTATGAATACGATCCTGAGAGTGGAGATCGTAAGGCCAAGCAAGAAGACTATGACATGGTGGAAGTAATACCAGTGTCAGATCCTAATGCTGCAACTATGGCGCAGCGGATTATGCAGTATCAAGCTGTTATCCAGTTGGCGCAGCAGGTTCCACAGATCTATAACTTACCTCAGCTGCATCGTCAGATGATTGAAGTTTTGGGGGTGAAGAACGCAGATAAGTTGGTTCCAATAAAAGACGATCAAAAGCCAAGAGATCCTATTAGTGAGAATATGGCTTTCTTGAGAGGTGAACCTACAAAGGCGTTCATCTATCAAGACCAAGAGGCGCATATTCAAGCTCATCAATCGTTCATGCAAGATCCAATGATTGCGGCGACTATTGGGCAGAATCCTATGGCGCAGCAAATGCAGGCGGCGATCATGGCGCACATAGCAGAACACTTGGCATTCAAGTATCGCAAGGATGTTGAAGAGCAAGTTGGTGTGCCATTACCTAATCCTGACGCAGACTTGCCAGAGGATGTTGAAGTTCAATTGTCTCGTTTGGTGTCTCAAGGTTCTCAACAGTTAATGCAGAAGAACGCGGCTGAAGCGCAGCAGGCACAAGCTCAACAACAAGCTCAAGACCCTCTTGTTCAAATCCAGCAGGCCGAGTTGCAGATTAAGCAAGCTGATGTACAGCGCAAGACTCAGAAAGACCAGACGGACGCTCAGATTTCCATGCAGAAATTGCAGTTGGAGAAGCAGCGTATTGAGGCAGAGATTACAAAAGAAACTCAGCGCCTTCAATCTCAAGAATTGCAGACAAAGGCAAGGATTGAGGCTGATTTGGCTAAGAACCAAATGGATGGTATGTCAAGGATTAATAGGGGGCAATGATGGAAACCAAAATATTTGAGGTGTTGACTGGAAAGATTACCGATCAGATCAGACAACACATTGAATCTCTGAGTGATGGCGTAGCTAAAGACTACGCTCAATACAAGGAGCTGTGCGGAGCAATCCGGGGTCTGCGAACTGCACAGATGGAAATCAATGACCTTGTGCGGAAACTAAAGGAAAATGAAGATGACTGAATTTGACGTTCAGGCGGTAGATTTATCTGGTATTTTGAATGCTTCTTCGGAAGAAAAAGCTAAGCAAGTACCAGATCCATCGACATATCACTTGTTATGTGTCTTACCGGACATTGATGAGGAGTATGAAAGTGGTTTGATGAAGGCTGGGCAGACCATGCACTATGAAGAGTTACTGTCGCCAGTGCTTTTTGTGGTGAAACTAGGGCCAGATGCCTTTAAAGACGAGAAAAGGTTTCCATCCGGGCCATCATGCAAGGTAGGAGACTTTGTGTTGGTAAGACCCAACACTGGTACTCGCATCAAAATCCACGGAAAAGAGTTCCGAATCATCAATGATGACTCTGTAGAGGCTGTAGTTCAAGATCCTCGCGGCGTTACGCGGGTTTAAGGGGCAATTATGGAAAAAACAGAGTACAAATTCCCTGATGAAGACACAAAAGCCTCTAAAAAAGGCAATGACGAGCCCGAAATCAAGATAGAAATTGAAGATGAGGGTGATGTAGAGCTGGAAATAGTCGATGACACGCCTAAATCCTCCAAAAAGATGGAAGAACCTCCCAAAGATTTGGATGAAGAGGAGCTTTCTCAGTATGGAGAGAAGGTCAGAAAGCGAATTCAGCACTTACAAAAGGGCTATCACGAAGAAAAACGCCGTTCAGAGCAGGCTTATAAGGAGCGCGAAGAGGCTATTAGGGTTGCACAAACCATAGTAGAAGAGAACAAAAAGCTCAAAGGTTCGCTAAATCAGGGTCAAAATGCCCTGTTAGAGCAGGCTAAAAAGGCTGTTTCCTCTGAGATGGAAGATGCTCGGCGTAAGTACAAAGAGGCTTATGAGGCCGGAGACTCTGAGGCACTGGTGGATGCGCAAGAAAATTTAACTTCGACTAAGTTAAAACTTGATCGGATAAATAATTTTAAGCCTACCCCTTTACAAGAAGAGGAAGCTGAGGTAACAATACCACAAGTTTCAAATCAGGTCACAGATCCCAAAGCGGAGAAGTGGCGAGAGAAGAACGAATGGTTTGGCTCGGACGATGAAATGACCAGTTTTGCGCTTGGACTCCACAACAAGCTGGTTAAAAATGGAGTAGATCCTAGCTCAGATGATTACTACGACAAAGTAAATAGTCGTATGCGCCAAGTGTTCCCAGAAGCCTTCGATTCTGAGGAACCCGCCGGTAGACCTGAAAAGGAGGAGCGGCGAACTAAATCGAATGTGGTTGCGCCAGCAACGAGAAGTTCTTCCCCTAAAAAGGTTGTACTAACTCAAACCCAAGTAAATATCGCCAAACGTCTGGGTGTTCCGTTGGAACTCTATGCGCGTAAGGTTGCGGAACAAATGAGGACTTAAAAATGACAGAAGCAATTCAAAAGCGTGATAAGCGCGAAACCGAAAGCCGTGTAGCAGCAGAGCGTCCAAAAAAATGGATGCCTCCCCAACTTCTACCTGACCCTCATCCAGAGGACGGGTATGCGTTCCGTTGGATTCGTTTGTCTACGCTTGGCAACGCTGATGCCATGAACATTTCCTCAAAACTTCGTGAAGGCTGGGAACCAGTCAAAGCTTCAGAACATCCCGAAATTATCTTGATGAGTGGTCAAGCTAACCGCTTCCCAGATAGTGTTGAGATTGGTGGACTGTTGCTTTGTAAGACCCCAGTTGAATTTACTCAGGATCGTGATGCGTATTACGCTAAACAAGCGGATGCACAGATGGCCTCAGTAGATAACACTTTTATGCGCGAGAACGATCCTCGGATGCCTATGTTTAAAGAACGTAGCTCTAAGGTAAGTTTTGGCAAAGGTATATAACTTTTTTTGGAGCTTAAAACATGGCTTACCCCACTGTCTCAGCACCCTACGGTCTAAAGCCTATCAATTCAATTGATGGCAAGCCCTATGCAGGTGCTATTCGACAGATTCCCGTTGCCGCTTCTTTTGGCACTGCTATCTTCGCTGGAGATACAGTTCAAATTGACAGCACAGGTTATCTGATTCTTTCAACAGCTACCAACTCTGGCAATATTGTCGGCGTTTGCGTAGGTGGTCAGTATGTCAACTCTAGCGGTCAAACCGTTCAGAGTCAGTTCATTCCTGCATCCATCTCAACAGCAACCAACTATGCTTATGCGTATGTTGTAGATGACCAACAAGCACTTTTCAAAGTTGCTGTTGTATCTTCTGGAACAACCATGAGTTCCGCTGGTCGCACCGTGGTCGGCACTAACTTGGCTTTGGTTCTCAACGCTGGCAGCACTACCACTGGTAATTCTGCTTTTGCTGTGACCTTGACGGGTGCTGGTACTACAGCGACTATTCCAATTCGGGTGATTGATGTTGTGCCAGAAACCGCTACTGCGGCTGACACTTACACCGAGCTGTTGGTGAAAATCAACACACACCAGTACAACAACACCACTGGTATATAAGGAGTAAGAAATGGCAATTTCACGCGCACAACTACTCAAAGAACTGCTTCCCGGACTTAACGCATTGTTCGGCCTTGAGTACGCCAAATACGGCGAAGAGCACAAAGAGATCTACGAAACAGAAACATCTGAGCGTAGCTTTGAAGAAGAAACGAAACTGTCTGGTTTCTCTGCTGCACCCGTCAAAAACGAAGGTTCTGCCATCGCTTATGACAATGCACAGGAAGCATGGACTGCTCGTTACAACCACGAAACCATTGCAATGGGCTTCTCCATCACTGAAGAAGCTGTGGAAGACAACCTGTATGACAGCTTGTCCAGCCGCTATACCAAAGCATTGGCTCGCGCTATGGCTTATACCAAACAGGTCAAGGCCGCTTTTGTGTTGAACAATGCGTTCACCACTACAGTAACCTACGGTGACGGCGTTACTTTATGTAGCACCGCCCACCCTTTGATCTCTGGTGGCACAAACAGCAACCGCCCAACTACTGGCTCTGACTTGAATGAGACTTCTCTTGAGAATGCTGTCATTCAAATCGCAGGCTGGACAGATGAGCGCGGATTGTTGATCGCTGCCAAGCCCAAGAAGCTGGTCGTTCCTCCTTCTTTGATGTTCGTTGCTACTCGTCTGTTGGAAACCGAACTCCGTGTTTCTACTGCCGACAACGACATTAACGCATTGAAGAACAATGGCTCCATTCCCGAAGGTTATTGTGTCAATCACTATTTGACCGATACCAACGCATGGTTCTTGTGTACAGATGTACCCAATGGTTTGAAGCACTTCATCCGTACTCCGCTGTCTAACAGCATGGACGGTGACTTCGACACTGGTAACGTCCGTTACAAAGCCCGTGAGCGTTATAGCTTCGGTGTATCAGATCCTCTGGGTATCTTCGGATCGCCCGGTTCGTCTTGATAAAAAAATAGAGAAGGGGGTCAAAAGCCCCCTTTTCTTTTTTTAAATTTCGTGTATATTTAAAGCATTCCGGGAATCATCCGGCGTATCTGACAGTCCCGGCTGACGACATGCAGACAGATGCGCCCCAACTTGCATGTAAGGAAAAATCATGGCGCGCACTACGTTCTCCGGCCCAATTCGTTCATTGGGCGGCATTTATCAACAAGGCCCAGCTACTGTTGTTGACATCACAACAAGCACCACATTAACCCCCGAAGATCACGGCGGTCGTATCATTGCTGTTGGCGGTTCTTTAGCGGCTGCACTGACATTGACATTGCCCGCAATTAATGTTTCAGCTAACTCCACAACATCTGGCCCCGGTCAAGACCCAAGTACAGCCAATAACGAAGGCGTTGTTTACACAATCTGGGTTCCTACTACCATCTCTACAAGCTCTTTGAAGATTGGTACAGACGGTACTGATAAGTACGTTGGCTCAATCACCATGAATGACGTTGACGCAGACGGCGCAGCATTGGTCGGTTTCTTTGCCGCCGCTGCCAATGACTTTATTAATTTGAACGGCACTACCACTGGCGGTGTTGCAGGTTCATGGATTCAGATTGTTGCAATTGCAGCCAATAAGTACATGGTTAATGGAACAGTCCTTGGCACTGGTACTGTTGCCACACCATTCGCTAACTCCTAATCAACCCAAGGGGCTTCGGCCCCTTAATAACAGGAGATTAATTATGATGCAGACAGACGTAAAAAGCGGCTCGGCAGCAGCAGGGGCAACCACTACTATTTTTGCTGACCCAACCCGTATCAAGGGTATATCCATCAGCTATTCATCAGGCGCAACGGTTGTTTTGAATGATGGGACAGGCGGTACAGCTAGGTTCTCATTTACTGCGCCAGCGGCTGCGGGATGTATCTACATGGTGTTCCCCGGAGAAGGTATTAAATGCAATACCAATATCTCCGCTGTAGTTTCGGCAACTACAACCGCAGTAGTGTTCTATGGCTGATAAGAACTTTAACTTGATTGGTCGCAAGCTTATGATTGCGATCCCTTGTTACGATGGCAAAGTAAACATCAGAACTGCTTTTGCCATTGCTGAACTCGTTCCCAAGTTAGAAAAGATGGGTGTGCGATTAAGCCTTGTACATCTGTCTGGTTGCTCAATCATTACTAAGGCCAGAAACAAGCTGGTTCGTAATTTCATGGAATCAGATTGCACAGACTTTTTGTTTGTTGATGCTGATGTTGTGATTAACACGGATGCTGTTACTCGCTTGCTTGCGCTGTCATCAGACAAAGATGTTGTGGCTGGATCGTATCCACGCAGATCTAAGGATGCCAAATTCTTCTTGGATTTTTATCTAGACAAAGATGGTCAGCTAGAGTTTGATGAGCATGGATTGATGCGTGTTGAAAGTGTTTCCACTGGCTTCATGCTTGTGCGCCGCCATGTTTTTGAACACATGATTGAGAAGCATCCTGAGTGGCAATATAAAGGCGATGGCGATGGCGAAACAGAACACGCTATCTTTGACTTTATGATTCTTGATGGTCAGTATATTGGCGAAGACTATGCTTTCTGCTTGAGAGCTAGGACTGAAGGATTTAAGATTTACTTAGATCCTATGATTAGTCTCCCACATATTGGCACAGAAGAATTCACACGGGATTTTGAGAAAGATGTTTTAAGGCCGCTTCTTAAGGAGCGTTCAAAGCCTGAATTGAAAGTTGCAAATGGCTAGTCCAGCATGGCAGAGAAAAGAAGGCAAGAGCGAGAAGGGCGGATTGAACGCCAAAGGTCGAGCCTCTGCCAAGAAGGAAGGGATGAATCTGAAGCCTCCACAGCCAGAGGGCGGCAGCAGGCGAGACTCTTTTTGCGCAAGAATGACCGGAATGAAGAAGAAATTGACGAGCGAAAAGACCGCCAAGGATCCAAATTCGAGGATTAACAAAAGCCTACGGGCTTGGAATTGTTGAGGTAAATATGCCAAAAGATGTTGTTAGCGCGTATCAGTACGCAAAGTCCAAAGAAGGCCCGCGCGACAGTGAGGAAATGTATGACTCCGGAATTTTGGATAATGACCAAATTCTTACAAAATCAGACAAGCCAAAGCGTAACAACTACTAC